ACTCAAGACCGAAAAGGGCATTGAGTCCAGGCTCTAGTTCTTTGACGAGTTGTGCTCGTGAAATAGCCATTTCTCAATCCTCCTATACGCCAGTGGTTGAAACAGTGCCACCCGCAATAGCACCATTCGGGCTATTGAAGGAGTTGTTCAACCTTACTACCGCACCAATGCCAGCTGCAGAAAAGTCTTCATTTGCTGGATCTGTTTCCCAACCCATAATCCGGAGATTTAGGTTAGCAGTGGTGTTGATAGTGCTAACTCCAAGAGTTGCGGAAGACATACCAGTGGTAGTGCTGCCGCTGGTTCCACTCGCAAAGTTAGCGTTTGCAAAAACTGCGGCTCGCGCCGTAGCTTTACTGGTCCAAGACGCATCTGTCGCAATCACGAAAAGTTGCAACGGATCATCCGCTACGAAAGCCTCGACAGGGTGATTACTGTCCGCACCCGATCCTGGCCAATAGTTGCTCCACGTGGGTTTCCCCGTTGTGCTCGAGACATACTTACATCCCATGAACGCACCAACAAGACCAACAGTTCCACCTGCCGCCGCACCCACAATATCAATATACCCTGTAGAAAGGGGAATGACAGGAGTGCCGTGATAGATGGCATTGCTGTTATCGCTGGCAATCTCATAAGAAGAATAACCCGAAACACCCATGGAGTTGGCATTCGATCCTACTTTAGCAATAGGGCGAAGACCAAAAGCACCATTAATGTTTGCCATTGTTTTCTCCTGAGTAGATTATCTACTCGCTAGAGGTTGAACCACCGAAAGAGACCCTACTGCTTCTTTCCTGAGAAATTGGCATAGAAGGGTGCTGCTCTCGCATTAAATCATTGTCCACAGCAGTCATTTGCTGAGACGTCTTTTGCGCAAAATAAGATTTGCGTGATTCAGCGACTTCTACTGGTAGTCGAGCCAGAATAAGGCCACCTACACCAATGACACCTTTATACTTCCCTTCCTCAATAGTAGCACACTCAAAATTAGGGTACTCGTCAGCGCGAACTGGTTCGTATCCTTCGCGGATGCGCTTCGTAAAGTTGGGCTTATCATCTTGTCCCAACATTTCTGAGCGGATCCAACGATGGACAAAACCATCTGGTGCTGGCGGAGCATCTAACAAAGAAGGTGGCTTCCATTCAGTGGGTCGTTCGGATTTTTCACGGGTAGTGGCCGCGCGAGGCGTACGATCTATTGTTTTTGAATCAGACATTTGCAGAGATCTCCTTCACTTGTCTCGCGTATTCTTCTATGGGCACGCCTAATTTTTTTGCAATAGCAACTTGGCTCGGCGTGAGTTTAACTGTATCGCGTCCAGTAGATTTAGCAGCACGGTTGGCAGAAGCCACTCTTTGGACTGGAGCGCGGCTTCCGTTTGTTGGCTGATGGGTTGCTTCCTCAAATTTATGAGGAAACTCTTCACGGATCCTACGATCAATTTCTGTATAGTAGGAATCAGAAGTAGTGTCGAAACCTTGTTCTACAAGATTTTTGTGTATCGAAAAAGCTGTATAAGTCATTGGCTCATCAACACCAAACCAATTATTTCGTTGCGCCCACGCTTGTGACTTAGGGTCAGGCGGTGGCGCAGTGGCTGGTGTTTGCTGCAACACTGGTTGCTGAGTGCCAAAGGCTGGAATTTCATTTTTAAGAGCAGCGTTTTCAACAGATAAACGAGAAAGCTCTGTAGTCGCAGCGACCAACTCATCTGGGTCGCCGGACTCGTATGCTTGAACATATTTTTTCTTAGCAGACTCGAAATCTGTGTCTACTCGCCCAGCATACTCTTGGCTATATTTTTCATTTATTTGATTCGCGCTCTGTTGCAGATTTTCATTCTGCACTTTCACGCCTTTTGCGTAGTCTAGCGCGGCTTGCTCACGCCGCTCTGCTTCGCGGTATTTGGCAGTTAATTTATCAATGCGTTTTTTTACGCCAGCACTGTAGGATGCAAGTTCTTCCTCAGAAGGTTCTTCTGAAATATCTTCAGAGACATCTTCTACTGTTTCTTCCACAGGAACGGCTTCATCCCCTTCCGCAGGAAGGGCAACTTCTACCGCTTCTTCTGTCTCTAGTTCAACTAGAGGTTCTTGAGTATCTACTTCATTAGGCATGGTTCTCTCCATGAGTCGTGTTAAGTTAAACCACAGTACAACAAAAGTAAAGACTTATGTATGTACGAGGTGCGAGGGATCTTCTACAACAGCAAGAACCTCGTCGTCGTTTAGTAATCGTAGCTCCCCTCCGTCAATGCTAAAGCGCGAACCTGCGTATTTTCCAAACATAACCCAGTCGCTTTTTTTGCACCATGGAGGTTCGCTGCCAAACTTGTTTTCATCCTTATAAGCTAGTGGTCCGACAGCCATAACTAACCCAACATTGATTGCTAAACGCTCTCTATCCAGCACTTCGTCGGGTATCTCAATCCCACCTTTAGTAACTTTTGGCGGGGTATACGGCATGATTAGAATCCGCCAACCTGTTGGAACAGGTAGTTTTGCGGTTTCGTTTTTTCCCTCAGCTTTCTGCTTCACCAAACGTTCCGGCAACAACAGTCCCGAAGTTGTCATCTGTAGTTCCTTTCTCTAATATTTCTGCGATCTCTTGTTGCATAAATCCAAGAGCAGTTATTTCACCCATAAGAGCACGATATTGCGCCATGTCTTGAAGTTCATTATTTATCAAGACACTGGTCACTTGTTGCTCCCTTTCTCGGGCAAGTTTTAAAAGTCTATCACAGACCCATAGTCCGTCCATTAACGAACGCCTCTAAAAACAAGACCTTTGGTAGCAGCCCCGCCACCTCTTGCTCGTTTCTTTCCGCCGCCTTTATGCTCCGGCGAAAAAGTTTTTGCGTTTACTTCTGGACCAACTTCCATTGGCTCCGGAGCAAGCACATACATTCCATCTGCTTTAAATAGTTTAGTTTGATAAACAATGGGGGTGGACAGAACTTCTGTTATCCCATTCTTCCTCGTTGCTGTTTTCATTTCGATACTCCTTTAAATTTCTCAAATGTACGAAGACCGCCAAGACCAAGCATGCCCATCAAAACAGGCATCATTTCACCAAGTTCCATTGTTGGCAAATCAATTAGATAGCCAGCCTGTGCAAGACCGAAAACAAGAACAGGCTGTAACACATATGTGTAAGCTAGTGCAACTCCACATGTCCAACCTATGAATGGTCGCCACCCCGATACGAACACAGAACGGTGCGCGGCTTCGGTCTTGTTAATGTCCAACTGCGCCAGATCGATTTTTGCGAGATGTGCTGTAAGTTGCGCCTTAATCTCACGCTCGGCTATAGCTCGTTTTTCCTTATCTTCGGGCAGGAACCTGCCGACGATGTCGGTGACGGCGGGCAGCACGGCTGATATCAGACCGATCATGCTTTCTTCTTCTTTCTTCGTTTAGCAGTTTTTGCCACTTGTTTCTCCGTTACAACAATCTAAAACCACGCGATTACAAGAATTGCACTGATAATGACCATGAACAAAAACAGGGCGCATAGTCTGACCACACCAAGGACAATCTGTTATTTCATCTTCACTATAAGGACTATTATCACTATTGTTGTTACTAATAACGCTAATTCCCCAAAGCTGAACGGATAGACATTCATTATCACACCGCTCTCATTTTTTCACGTTGGACTTTTATTCGCTCCGCAGCTTGCGAAGAATCTTGTTGGATTTTTGTTTCTTCAAGTGCCGTTTTGACTTGTTCTTTTTGCATATCAAATGCAAGACGTGATTGAGATTCTGCTTCTTTTCGTTGCATATCTCGCTCTTTTAGTTCAAGCTCTTTCATGCGAATCTGAACAAGTGGATCAATCCCACCCTCACCTTGTTGCTGTGCAAACTGTTGCGCTTGAGCACTAATCTGCTGAGTAGCCTGAGCAGCCGCCTGAGCAATTTGATTTTCTAATTCAGGGGGTACTTGCTCGTCTTCCGCAGGAAGTGGTCTTCCAATCATCTGCTCAACCTGCTGACGATACAACATCGCAAAGTGTTCTTGGATGTGGCTTTGTAAAACAAGCATAGCCTGTTGATTGTTTTGAAAAACAGGATTCTGCATAAAAGCCATGTGTGTTGCTATATGCGCTTCATGGTCTTGGTGCACAAATGCTTTTAATGGTGCGCCTACTAGCGCATCTGCGTTTTCAGTTGCTGGGTCTTTTGAGTTTTCTGGTTCAGTTGCTGGGAGGATATCTTTAATGTTTTGAACACCCAACGCCTGATACATTCTAAAATATGCTTCACGCAAATCATGGATCTGCGGTGCGGAAGTGGCTAATTGAAGTTGAGTTTGAGCCATCATAACCCGTTGTGCCATACTAAACACATTAGGGTCGCTGTGCGGCAATACATCAATTTGCTCGCCGAAATCATTTACTTTAACAATACGCTCGCCACCAGCAACTTCAAACGGGTACTCTTCCGGCAGATACTCACTAAAAGTTTGAGCGAGTAAACGGAACTCAATTTTTTGAGAATAGTGCAACCGTTTATGAATGGCCGACATAACTGCCATGCCTTTTTCAAGCAGGGCTACAGTAGTCCCTACAGGCATGGCTTCGGTCATGTCGCCAGTTTGCATTTCAGTGATTGCGGCAAATCTGCGCCCCGAATCAACAAGAATCCCAAGTAAATTTAAAAGTGTTCCGGAAGGCTCTTTGTAGGGTAAAGGCAGAAGTGAATCACGGAGCGCTCCTCCAGGAGCATCAACATCACGCCATTCTCCAGGTTGCAACGGCTCATCATCATTCCGAACTCGTAATCCACGAGCCTTGAACCCTGCGGGAAGATTCGCTAAAGTTCCTGCGTCGATCAGCTGTCGCATCAAACTAGTGGCTGATTTACTCAAGCCCCCAATCATATG